GCGCCGCGCTGGAGGCGGCGGAAGATGCGGTGCTGCGGCATCTGTGGCAGCATGATGCCGGTTATGACCCGGCTGAACTGACTGCCGAGCGCATTGCCAAAATTCGAGCATTAGGCGACGACAGCGGATGGAACATTAAGTCGCGCGCCGCAGCCGCCGCCGTCGCCGCGTTCCTGCGGGCGCTGCCAATCACGCATTTTGGGCTGGGGCCATGGATGCGGTCAGGCCCTGACCTTGGGGCAGAGATAGCCGCCGCCGTCGAGCGCGCGGCGCGGGAGGCGGGGGATGAGTGACGCCCGCCAGCACACCCGCCGCGTCATGCTGCTGACCGAGGACGATGTGCGTCAGATGGTCCGCGACGACATGCCCGCCGCCGGCTGCGAGACGCAGCAGGAATGGGCGAGCAAGAACGGCCTCAGCCCGCAATACCTGTCCGATTTCATGTCGGGCCGACGCGGCCCCGGCCCGCTCATCCTGGACGCGCTCGGGCTGCGCAAGGTCGTGACGTATGAGGCTGCCGATGCGTGAACCTGTAAGCAATCCTGATGAGTTGCCGCGCCGCATTCAGCGCAGCCGGGCGAAGGGCTGGAAGATGCCGCCGAACACGGTCTATGTCGGGCGGCCGACCGTGTGGCAGAACCCCTACGGCCTGCCCGGCACAAACGCCATGATCACCGGGGCGACGCGCGAAGAATGCGTTCGCGCGCACCGCGAAATGGTGGCGGGCGAGTGCGCGTCTCTTGGGCGCGTGCCGGGCTATATTCGGGAACTGCGCGGCAAGCACTTGGCGTGCTGGTGCCGCCTCGACCAGCCGTGCCACGCCGACACGCTGCTTAGGGTCGCAAACGGCCCGCCGATGGCGTTTCCCGAGCCGACGCCGGCCACGCGCATTGACGACGCGCGCCAACTATCCCTGCGATGCGAGGCCGCCGATGGCTGACGCGCCGCGCCTAGACCGCGAAACCCGCCGCGTGATCGAAACCGGCTCGCCCCTGTCCCCGCTGGATCAGGACATCCTCGGCAGCTTGGCCATGCAACTCCGTTGGCAACTCTCGGACCAGATCGACCTGCGCCGCGTCGCCGCGATCCTGCGGCACTTTGCCAACCGGCTGGAAATCATCAGCGACCCGCGCAGGTTTGAAACCCGCACCGCGCTGCTTATGGCCAAACTCGAAAGGAAGATGGCGCAGGACAAACTTGCATCGAAACCGCGAAGGCGCTAGGAATAACGACGCTGCGGCAATGGGTTATTCTTCCGCTGCGGGGACTATATCTAGTGTCTGCTGCGGCGGAAGTCAGAATATACCTTTCACGACAATACATAGTGCGTAACGATGCTTTGCGCTTTTGATTCAACGCCAATGGCTTAGCGCCCTGCTGCGGCAGGCTAGCAGCCCGCACGGCGCCACGCCACTACATCTAGAATCGCTCGCGGTGTTTGGTCCTACGGTCGCAAGAGTTGTGCCACTTAGGGCCAAGTTCCTGTCGGGCGCGATCCCACAGATACCAGCGCAGGCGCCCCGTCAGGATCGCGCTGACCGTCACTTGCGGGATGCCGAACCGCTCTCCGATGGCCTTTTGCGCCCACCCTTCGCCGCGCAAGCGATGGATTTCCATGGCATCTTCATCGGTCAGGCGCGTGCCACGCAGGGGAGGTTTGCCGCCCAAATTCGCTGCCGTCCTGCGCAAGAGGTTGTCTGAGCGGCTGAGCCACCGCAGATTCGCCGCGCGGTTATCGTCGCGCTGGTGGTTGATGTGGTCAACGTCGTTGCCGGGTGGCCGGGCGCCGTGGAAAGCTTCGGCAACAAGGCAATGAACGTAAGCGTGCTTGCGGCCGCCGTTGAGACGCAGGTTCAAGGTCATATAACCGAGGCTGCTTCGGGTTGCTTTTAGCACGCGCCCTGCCCGCCGGACTTCCCCGGCGCTGCTGACCTCGTATTCCGGGAATCCCTTGCATTCGCGCCATTCCGGCGCGATACCGTCAAAAGCCATTCTGCGTCTCCTGAGGACGTTTGATGGTCAGGCTTGCGGCTGGCGTTCGCAGCGCCACCGCAGGCCGCAGTATATCACGCTGAGTTTGTGGAAAGAATCCGGGTTATCGCCGCGCCCACCACCCGGCCGCAAACCCCGCGCCGAACGACACCGCCACCGCGATGCCCACCAGCGCCAGCGCCTCGCGGATCAGGTCGGTCAGGTCCACCGCATCGCCTCCATGACAGCGCGATACCGCGCGCGGCAGTCGTCTAGGCCGATGTGCCCGCCGTTGATCCGCCGCCGCCAGCTTTCCACGTCCCCGGCGTCTGCCAGGCTGTTGCAGCCCTTCCACGCGCCCCACGTCCAAGCGGCAATTTCGGCGGCGGCGCCAGGCTCGGCCGCTATCTCAGGGCGGGACACCAGCGGTAGGTTCAGCGCGTCTGCGGCGGTGCTGTAAGCGTCGCGGCCGGTGATTTGGATCAACCCCCTGCCCCGGTAGCGCCAGCCGTCGCCGGAACCTCGCGGCCCGTTGCCCATGCGCCCGCCATACACGGTTTCTGCAATTGCCTCTTGCCGCGCGGCCATACCGTTACGCCGCCCCAAGCTGTTCGCCGCGTCTTGCGTAAATCTGGAGGGCCAAGTTTTCATAAGCCCGGCCGGATCGTAATTCATGCTTTCCACCAGCCGCGTGCCGCCCGCTGACTCGTGCGCGATGGTGGCCGCGAAGGCAGCGGCCCGGCGCCCCGCGTGGATGCCCCGGCGCTGTGCAGCGGGCGCGATGGACACTGCCCAAGTGGACGGGTTCACGAACCCGGCGGCGCGGAGGATGGCGGGCCAATTCGGCGGATCGCCCACGGGCTCAACCGGGATCGGCAGCGGCGCGGCGGCAGGCGCGGTCTCGGGCTTGCGCAGCCAATCGCGCAGGCGGGCAAGGACGCTCACGACCGCCCCCACCCGCACAACTGCGCGCCCGTGCGATTGTGCGTCAGCAACTGCCGCGCGGTTTCCTCGGTCAGCGCATCGTCCTTGTGGACAAGGATCGCCCGCCATGGCCCGCAGGGGTCAGGGGCGGGTCCATTCGTCGCGCAGCCGGTCAACAGGGCTAGGCTCGCGGCGCACAGCGTCTTCCACCGCATTACGTGTCTCCATGTGCTTGATGCGCTCGCGCAGGGTCGCGGCCTCGGCACGGGCCAGTGCGGCGTCTGCGGCAGCCGTCTGGCGCCCGGCGCGCTCGATGGCGCCCCACCCCGCCAGCAGCGCCACAACGACGCCCACGGCTGCCCAGCGGGCCAGCGGCGTGGCAAGGAAAGCCATCACGGCTTCTTCGGCGGGATCGCCGCGCTAATCAGCCCCAGCGCCACGACGGCAAGGCTCGCGTAATGCTCAACCGCCGCCTCGGCGCGGGCGTTCATGGCCAGCCCCACCAGCGCCCACGCGATGCTTCGCATGGTGCCAGGGTCGCGCAGGTTCTCGCGCAGATAGTCCAGCATCCTGTCTTTCATCGTGCCGCCGTCTCCAGAATTACCTTGCGGCGCACCATCGCCGCGTATTGGTGCCAATCGCTCGCCTGTATCAGGAACCCATCGCCGGTTATGGCGTGTTCCCGCACGCTTTCCGGCCGCGCTTGCGCCCCGACCACGATGGCGTTGATCGTCACGCCGTCCATCTGCGCCGCATCCCGCGCCGCCGCCGTCGCGCCCTCGGGCGCCTCGCCATCGGTGGACAGGTCGATAACGTGCCGATCTGCCTCGCACGGCGCAGCCCCAAGCGCCGCGTGCGCCGCCATGATCGCGCGGCCTATGTCGGTGCCGCCGTGCAGCGCGCGCCGCACCGCCCGCAGCCGCTCGGCATAGGCGCGGGCGTCGTCCGCGTTGCGTAGCAGCGCCCAATCAGTCATGGGCGCAGTGTCCTCCGCGAAGGCCACCGCCTTGACCGCTATCGCCCCGCCGCGCGCGATGGCGTCGGCAACCTCGGCGCTTTCGACAGCGCGCGCCGTGGCCTCGACTTGCTCGAGCCACTCAGTCGGGAAAATCGACGTGCTGGCGTCCATCAGAAGCACCAGCGCCGTCGCGCAGATCACGGCTTATCCACCCGCGCCAGCCGCCAGCCCCGTATCTCAAGCGGCCGGATCAGCGCCCGCGCCTGCGCCATGTAGGCCGCCCGGTGCGACGCAGAGCCCCAGAACAGCGCAAGGTTGCCATCGGCCACCGCGAGGCTTTCGCCAAGCGCGCTTTCGGCAATCTCCATGTTCACCGGCTCAGTCTGCGTCGTCGTCATCGTCGTCGTCGCTGTCATCGGGAAATGCCTGCTCACTCAGCAGCAGCACCACGCCGCGCAGCAGCGCCCCGCTTTGCGGGTGCGTCCGCACGTGCATCTGGCCGCCCTCTTCCCACGCCAGCAGGAACGTCGCCGCGCCGCTTCGCTTGGCTTCCTCCGCTGCGAAGTCCAGCGCGGCGGCCAGTTCGCTTTTGCTCATGCACAACCTCGCCCCGGAAATACGCGGTGCCACGGATGACTTCGCAAAACTCAGGCGGCAGCAGCGCGCCGCGCCGGAACGTCAGCACCGCAAAACCAGAACCCCAATTCTTCGGCGCATCCTCGCTGTAATCGAACTGCTGCCGCTCCGGGTCGCTCAACGTCCCGGTATCCACACCCCACCGCCGCCCGTTGTAATCGGCGTAAGGGGTGGCCAGCAGCCGGTGCAAATGCCCCGTGACAATGGTGCGCCCCGCCTTCAGCACGTTGTTGTGCCCAGCGTGAACGCCTTGGTGCCAGCGGTGCTTGACGATTACCGCGCCGTTGATCTCGATGCTCATGCTTTCCGCCCAATCGGGCAGATGATCGCGCAGCATCATCCCGGCCAGGTGCTTGTAGTCCGGCACCCGGACAGCGAGGTAACTGTCAAACCGCTTGTCGTGGTTGCCGATGGTCCGCAGCAGCTTCGCGCCCGGCGCGCGCTCTGCAATCGCCGCCATATGCACCTGGCAGGTTTCAAGTTCCGCCATGACCGGCGGCGTGTTTTCCCAGCCGTTCGGGTCGTGCCGCGATATGCCCGGCAGGTCCATGATATCGCCGTTTGCGATAATCGCCGCCGGGTTCAGCCGCTCGACCATTGCCAGCAGCGCATGGTGCGCCGCGCTGATTTCCTGCCCCGGCCACCAGTGCGCGTCAGAAAACACGATCACCACGCCATCGGTCACAGACAGCGGGGCGCGATGCACATAGGCGCGCGCTTCTGGCGTATAGACCCGCACGCCGCCCGGCCCGGTCGGGATGGACGGCAAGTGCAGATCCCGCGCATCCATCCGGGCGCGGCGCGCGTAGATGGCGCGTTCGCTTATGCCGGTCTGCTGCGCCATGACGCGCGGCGATCCGCCGGCACGCTTCCACGCTGCGGCAAATTCCGCGTCGGTTAGGACGGTGGCCCGCATCTACCGCACCCAACCTTTCGCCGCCGCCGCCAGACCCACCACGAACGAAATCAAGGCAATGGTGCCGGCGACCACCCAGCGCGCGCCGCGCGCCTGATCCAGCAGCGCGGTCAGCGTGGCGATGCGGGTTTCAAGCCGCTCAATCGCGCGCTCTAAATCCTCGATCCGCTCCGTTAGGTGCTTCACGTCGCGCTCAAGGCCACCGAATGCGCGCAGGTCGATGTCTGCCATGTCACTGGTTCCATGTAGTCTCGCGCGCGCGCGCGCGTGAGTGAAAACAGCGTTAAAAGTTAAGTGACAACGGTTACACGATCACCACTCCACCAGCACAATGCCAGCGGCACCGTCCTTGCCGGGCGCGGCCGTGCCGATGTTGTCGAAAGCGCCGCCACCGCCCGAGCCTCGCGCGCGGCCAAGGAGCCCACCGATAGGCGAGGCGCCGCCGCGCCCGCCGCCGCCCCAGAACGAGGCGCCGCCATTGCCCGCCACGAACGAAGGCGCGCGGCTTTCGCCGTCCGTGCCGTCGCCGCCGCGCAGGTTGATGTCACCGCCCGTGGCGGTGCCGCCAAACCCGCCGGAAGGCAGGGAACCGCCCGTGCCGCCGCCGGAACCGCCGCCGCCCGTGCAGAAGGTGCTAAAAGTGCTGTCGCCGCCGTTGGTGCCCGCGTTGGCGCCCGCCGCGCCGCCGACACCAGCCGCGCCGACAGTGACCGGGATCACTGTGCCAGGCGTCACCGCGAGCCATTCTATCGCCGTGGCACCAGCGCCGCCGCCACCGCCGCCGCTTCCGTTGGCAGCGCACCCGGCGCCACCACCACCGCCGCCGGTCACGGTGACTTTAATTCGGAAGATGCCCGCCGGAACCGTAAAGTTTCCTGACACCAAGAACGATTGCCCGCGCGGGCCAAGGGAGAGATCAGCGACGGAAAACAGCCCATCAACCGGGTCGTCGGTATGGATCACAACGTCGTTGGCATCGGTCAGGACGGTGCGGTAATCGCCAGCTTCGAGGAACATGGCCGGAAACCGCCCGTTGGCGTCGGCCTCGACCGGGTTGGCGTGCGCGATGGTAAGCGCGGCGTCGGTCCAGACGGGTTTCGGCGTAGAACTGCCGGTCACATAGGTGTAGAGTTTCGCCCCCGAAATCGGCCGCCCATCGGCGCCGACAGTCTGCGAACGAGGCAAAAGGAGACGCTGCATTGCGAGTGACCCTGTTGCTAAGTGTGGCGGCGCTGGCCGCCTGCGCCGAGACGCCTGCGCAGCGCCCGCTAGGCGAGCGTGTGCGGGCGCAGTGCGAGTTGGCCGGGCTCGCGCCGGGGCAACCGCAATTTGCGGACTGCGTTACGCGGGTGATGGTGGCAGCAGTCGAAGCGGACGGCCGGGCAGCGGCGGCTAGAGCGGCGCCGCGTGCCGCGCCCGTGGCGGTGCCGCAGTTTCAGCCGATAGCGAACCCATGGGCGCAGATGCAGCAGCCTAGGCTGCAAACCACCTGCACGCGCTGGGGAAACCAGACGGTTTGTCAGTAGTCCTAATCGCGCTGGCTTGGGCGCTGGCCGTTGGCGTGATCGGCGGCGCGGTAGAGATTTGGCTTAGTCAGAGGGCGCCGCCACAACAGCCCCGCCGCGCGCGAGGCCCTGTAGCGTGGGCGTCAGGGCTCGCTGCAAGGTTGCGTCGCGCTGGGCGCGGGCGATAAGCGCCTCGGCGTTGCGCACACGCGCTGCCGGGTCGGTGGCGAACAGCAGCGGCGCCAACGCCTCGCGGTCGCGAATGGCGGCGGCGCGGTCGAGCCCTTGCCCCACAGCGCGGATCGCCGGGAAGATGCCACCCTGCGGCATCAAAAGCGATTGCAGGGGGCTCGGCGGGGCGTTGGGGTCAGGGCGCACCACAGACGCGCCGACAGGCCCCGGCGGCGGGTTGGCCATGTCGGCGGCGCGCTCTTGCAGCGGCATGGTCTGCGACCCCGCGCGGGGGTTTACTGCCTGATTGGTGCGGGCCAGCCGCATTTCCTGCGCAAACTCACGCATAAAGCGCCCAAATTCCTCATCGTTGCCGAGCACGGCCCGGATGCGCTCGCGCGCCTGCGCCGTCCCCATGGTCCGGTTAAGGCGGGTCAACTCCTGCGCGTCGGTCGTGGCCGCAATCCGGTCGAGCATTTCGCGGGCCAAGCCAAGGCGCAGAAAGTCGCGCTGCTGGTCGCCCATGGCGCGCACGTCTTGCAGCCGGGCCGCGAAGTCGCGCGGGGGCATACTCAGAAGCTCGCGGCCGAGAGTGGCGGCGTCCAGCAGTTCGGATTGACCGGCATAGGCCGCGCGCGCGGCAGCGAAGTCCGGGTTTAGCCGGTCAACCTCGCGCAGCATCGCGTCACGCAAGCGAGACAGTTCCCACGTGCGAGACGTGGCGCGGCCGTTTTCGCCGCGCGAGGCTTCGATCATTTCGTCAAGGCCGCGCTTCGCCGCGTCGAAAAGCCGCGTTGGCGTGCCGCCGGCCTGCAACTGAATGTCTTCTACCATGCGGCCGTTTACGCGCCGGCGCGTGACTTGAACCCCGAGTTCAGCCAAATCGAAAGCGCGATCTTCGGTCAGCGCTTCGCGGCGCGCGCTGTCGATGCCCGCGCGGATGCCGGCGCGCACATCGTTGTCATTCAAAAACCGCTGCAAGCGCAGATCGCGCGGCAGGACGCGGCTATAAGCTCGCTCATACAGCGGCGCGGCCTCGGCGGCGCGCCGCTCGATCACCCCCGCCACATCGCGCGTGAAATCGTCCGCGCTCACATTGCCGCGCACCGCTTCGGCAAGGCGGTTCGCCTGCGTCTCGCCGCCGCGCCCCGCGACCATGTCCATGGCCATCTGGCGCCCGGTGCCGGGCTGCCGCGCCACAGCCGCAGCGGTGCCCAACACGTTTTCGCCGCCAAGGTCTGCCAGCGCGGTCGGGCCGGGCTGGCGCGCGTTGGCAGCCAGTTCCTCGGGCGTCATGCCGTCGCGTTCCAGATCGCGCAGCACGATCCGCTGCGCGTTGGTCTGCGGCGAAGTCAGACCCAGCGCGCGGCCAGCGCGGCGGGCCAGCGCCACGCCACCCTGCACCGCCACCGGCAGCGCGCCGCCGACAACGCCGCCCAGCGCGGCGCCCTGCGCGGCGGAAATGGCGCGCGGCAGGAAGCCCCCTTCGCCCTCGCCAAAGCCCGCAGCGCCGCCCGCGATGGCGCCGCCCGTGGCACCGCGCAGGATGGCTTGCGGCATGGTCGCGGCTTGCCCGCCGGGCAGCACGCGGGACACGGGCGACAGCACGCCGCCGACAAACTGCGCGCCAAGCGCCGTAATGGGGTTCTCGGCTTGGAACGCGCTGTCGCGGTCGCGCTCTTGGGCCAGCGCCTCGGAATAGTTCTCGCCGCCAAGCGAGCGCGCGCCGGCCGCGATTTCGTCTGCAAACCCCAGCGTGGCGCCGCGCGCGGTCTGGCGCACGACGTTGTCCACGAAGCGGGCGGCGCGGTCGAAGCGGGAGGGCTCGGAAGGTTGCGCAGCCTCTTGGAACGCCTCCCACGGCCCGCGCGGCGCGTCTGCGGCTTGGGTCTGAAACGCTTCCCAAGGACCGGCCATTAGCGCACCTGTTCCCACGAATTACGGTCTGCCGGGTTGCCGCCCCGGAACCGCCACCCGTCACGCACTTCGCCCACGCGCGGCATTGCGGGCGGCTGCCCACGCGGCGCGGCGGCCGGCGGCGGTTCAGCCGTGCCGCGCCCGCCAGGGCCAGGCGAGGCCGTGCCGGGGTCGGACGCGGGCGTGGCGTCGTCGCCAAGGATGCGGCGCTCATCCGGCGAGAAGACCGGCGGCAGCGCGTTAAGCCGGTCGTCAAGATCAGGATCGCCCGCATGGCGGCGCCAGATGCGCGCTTCTTCAAGTTTGCGCTCAGCCAACCGCCGACCAAGCTGGATAAGTTGCAGATTGCCCTCGCGCGTCGTGCCAAGGCGGGGCACCGCCTGCATATACAGGCGCATTTCAAAGTCCGTCGTGGCACCGGAACCAGGCACCCGCTGCAAGACGCCAAGTTGCGTCGTGATGCTGCGCAAAACTTCGGCTTCAGACGTGCCTTGCACTTGGATGCCAAACGCCGCACCGATCTGCCCAAGAATGGGCACCAACTGCGCGCCCGCACCTTCCGGCACGCGGCGGACTGCCTGCTCGGCGCGGTCGAGCATGGACAGGATCGTGCGCGCTTGATTGGCGCCCTGATTGACCTCGGTCAGCGTTGCCGTGTCGGCGCGCACGCGGGCGTTATCGCCAGACGGGAGTTGCACTTGCACAGGCGGCGTCCGCACCGGCTGGCGCCCGGCCGCCTGCGAGCGCGGCACCAGCACGGGCTGGCCGGTCGCGGGGTCAAGCACGCTTTCCAGCGGCTCGCTTTCACGCGGCGCGTCCCGCATCTGGAATTGCAGCATCTGCAAGCGCGCGCGGGCGCGCTCAACAAGGATCGGGTTCCCCGAAGCAAGCGCCGCCTCGATGCGGCGCAGTTCGGCAGGGTCAACGCCGCTGCGCGACGCGGGCGCGCCGCCAGGCATTGCAGCCTGCGCCGGGATAGTGTCCCCCGAGGGCGCACCGCCGCCCATGCGCCCGCCAAGCGCCTGCATAACCTGCCCCACGGTCATGCCGGGCGACAACAGGCCGGGGTTGTTGCGGAACGCCTGAGCGGCGATCTGCGGCCCCGCCGCCTGCGCGTAAACGGTCTGCGCATCCGCGTTCGGATCAGCCGACAGGAACGCCCGCAGTCCCCCGATGCCAAGGAAGTGCGCCCCATACTGCTCGCCGGGCGACAGCGGGCGCCCGATGGCCTGCTGCGCGTCCGCTTGAATGGCGCGCGCCACCGCCTCTTGTGCCGCCGGGTCCATGCGCTGCGCGTCGGTCAAGCCGAGGCGCGGGGCATACTGCCGCCACGTGCTGTCAATGATCTGGAACCGCCCGGCGGCAGAAGATCGCGGATTGCGGGCGTTGTCGTCGCCGCCGCTTTCGACTGCGGCAATGCGCGTCAGCGGATCGCCGGGGGCGCCAGCAGCCGGCGCCGGAACGCGCGCGCCGGCGCCGCCCCAATCGAATGCCTCGGCCTCTCGGCGCACGCGCTGCTGCTGCGCCAGCGGCAGGGCGATTTGCAGACCGCGCGGCCCCGCGCCCATGATCCGCGCAAGCGCGCCCTCATAGGCCGGGCCAGTGCCGCCGACCAAATTCGGCGCCTCGGCACGAATGGCCGCCATTTCGTTCTGCGCGTCCTGCAAAGCCTGCTGCTGCGCCAGCGCCTGCAAGCGCGACTGCTGGAAAGCCTCGCCGCGCATCAGCGTGCCGGCGAAGTCGGGCATCTGGACCTGCGGGATAGCAACCATGGTCAAGGCACTCCCGGCCGCTGCGCCTGCGGCTGGTCACGCAGCAGCGCATACAGCCCTAGCCCCGTATTCGCCCCGCCAAGCAACGCATTCGCCGTGCCCACCGTGCCCGCCGCCCGCGCCGCGCCGCCCTGCTGGATCAGCCCCGCCAGCGCGTTGCCCCCCTGCATGTTAACGCCGGCCATGTTTTGCCCGGCGCCCTGCGCCAGTGACGCGCTTTGCCCGCTCGCCGTCTGGCCTACGCCCGCCAGCCCCTGCAAGCGCGACAGCCAGTTGCCGTATTCCTGATTGGCCACGCCCGTGCCGTAGCGCATCAACTCGCGCAGCCGGCCGCCAGACCCCAGCATCCCGCGCGCGCTCGCCGCCTGGTCAATCGCGCGGATGCCCTCGCCGCGCGCAAACTCATAACCCGGCGACGCCTGGAAACTCGTGCCGATCTGGCCGCGCAGTGTGTTGTAATCGGCAAGCCCCGCGTCGCGGTATGGCGCCAGATCACCGCGCGCAATGTCCCGGCTTTCCCGCAGGAAATCCAGCGAACCATCAGTTGCCTGCTGCACCTGTCCCGCCGCGTCGCGCGTGGCGTTGGCCACCTGGCGCGCCGCGCTGCGGTTGGCCTGCGCGCTGATATACGCAGACCCAAGCCCCGCCGCTGCCCCGATAGCCGGGCCAACCCATCCGCTCATGCCGATTTCTCCACCCGAACCCGCAGGACACCCGGCGCCAGATCAACCGCGCCCGCGCCAAGATTGACCACCCACACAGTCACCACGTCAGCGGCCGTTACCTGCGCCGTGACAGTCAAATCCCGGTCAGCAGGCGCCAGCGCCGCCGCCGCGAAGTCGCCCGCAACCACGCCGGGGCACGACACCTGCACCCACCACGAAGCGCCCGCGCCCAAACTGGGCACATCCACTGCGAAGGAAAACACCCGCACCCGCTGCACCCACAGCGTCAGCGCGCCAACCCACTGCCGCCACTGCGACCCAAGCAGCCCGTCTGGTTGCTCGACGCGCGACTTGATCGGCGGCGGCGGGAACGGGTTGCGCTCAGTCACTGCCCGCCTCGGCCTCGACGTTCACCGCCGCAATCGTGGTGTAGATCGGATCAGACCATTGCAGCCGAAACACCCGCTCGCGCGCAGACCCAAGCCGGCGCCACTCCACAAGGCGGCGGTATTCACCAATCTTGCCCAGCGGCGCCGCGATCTGCTCCCCGAACGTGTGCCCGCCGTCGTCGCTCCACGACAGCCAGGCAGTCGGGTCGCTTCCCTGCCCCGTCACAAGCCCCTGCCCTGCCGAAAACTCGGCGGCAAAGCGGCTCATGAACACCTTGCGCGCCTCGGCGTGGAACGTCGTTCCCGTCGCCGTGCGGACAATCTGCTCTGTGCCCTCAAGCGCATAGGTCGGGTCAACGCGCCACAGATCGCCCGTCACGGTATCGCCAGCGATCACGCCGCCGCCGAAGGGAACGCCCCGCGTCGCGCGCCAGATGCCTAGACCTTCGCTTTCGCGTTCGTGCCAGGACGCGCCCGCCGTCAGGTTGCAGACCCACGTATCCCCGGCAGTCGGGAAGGTCAGCACATAGAACGCCGCGCCCTCCAACTCGACCACCCAGCCCACCGCGTCGTCAACGCGGGTGTATCCCGCCCACGCTTGCTCTATGGCGCTGGTCGATAGCCGCTGCGGCACGGTGCCGCTGGCCGTGTAAGCCACGCGGTCGTCGCCCAGCCACAGCGGCCCGCCAAGGCGCGATGCAACGCTGAAACGCGCAGCCGTGCCGCGCGCGATGTAGCCGCCCGCCTCGCGCTGGAACGGGAAGTCGGTCGCGCCCGTGTTGGACCAAATCTCGGTGGACCGCTCCCCGAACAGCCACAGGTCACGCCCAACGCGCGCCACCGTCAGCAGGTTGTCGGGCGATCCTTCGGCCGTCGCAAAGTCCAGCGCATTAAACGACAGCGGGTCATTGATCGCGGACAGGAAAAATTCGCCCGTGTTGGGCTTGCCGAAAATGAAGTAGCCGTCGATCACGCACACGCTCGCCGCGCCGTCAAAATCGGCATCGGTGACTAGCGTGATGCTGCCCGTTGCGCGATCCACGACATAGCATTCGGCCGTCTCGGGGACCACGATGGCCAGCTTGTCGCCGTTGCTGTCCAACGACACTTCGCCGCCCGCCGGGATGGCGCCGAGGTTCGTGACCACGCCGTCAACGCGCACCCGGAAGACACGATCCCCAGCCACCGCGAACAGGTCGGTGCCCATGACATGCAAACCACGGCACGGGCCAGCCGCCAGCGTGGCGAAGGAACGCAACCCCGGCGCCGGCAGGATCGGCAGGCGCGCTTTCGCGTCCTGCGGCTGCGGCTCCACATACACGTTGATCATCCGCTGCGCCGACAGCGGCAGCGAGCGATGCGTGTAGGAGTTGGTTGCGAACGGAAGGCGCATCAGCCGAGCAACGCCGCAAGGCGCGAAGGCGGCACCTGCCCGCGCGCGAGCATCATCAGGGGCGCGATGCCGTATTGCTGCACGGATGCAGCGGGGATGACGACTTCGCCGCGATGGACCGTGCCGGCGGGTTCGGCAGGGTGCCCGTGGCCGGTGTAGCCGCCGCGCATCCAGCCGTTTTCGCCAGCCGCGCCGGGATCGCCAGGGCCAGCGGCGTCCGCTGCCCCCGCCTCGCTGTTGGAATTGGCGTTGTCGCCAGCGCCGGGCGTGCCCGGCGAGCCTTGGGCGCCAGTGCCCGCGCCATCAGCCTGCGACGCTTGGCTGCCCAGCCCCATGGTGCCGCTGATGCCGGCCATGTCGGGCGCGCCGGCCAACTCGCCGCCAAGCGTATTTGCGCCCTCGCCAAAGTTGCCGGCGGTTTCGGTGCCCGTCGCAAGGTTGCCCAAGGACGGATCAGCCGCGCTGGAAATGCCGAGGCCGCTCATGATCCCCGCCGCCGTTTGCGGGGCGCCGAGCGCGTTGGCGATGCCAGCGGCGATAGTGCCGAGCCCAAAGGCAGCAATCCCCGCCGGGTTCGTCATGCCCAGCGCTGCCAAGCCGCCGCTGCGCCCAAAGCCTGCGAGGTCAGACACGAAAGACCCCGTGGAAGGCGCCCCGCTCGGCCCCGGCCCGCCGTAGCCGCCTTGCGCGCTGCCGCCCGCGCCGTCCATCAAGTCCTGTCGCGGGCGATCCGGCGTGAAACTCCCTACCGACACGCCGCCGCCGCCACCACCAGCACCAGACGCGCCCGGCACGCCCGGCACGCCCGCCACGCCTGCCGCAAGCGGCGCAGATGGCGACCGAACCGGCATGGCGTCCACACCCAGCGCGCCCGCGCTGCCGGGCGCCAGCGACCCCATGACGGGGTTCACGCGCATCGTCGGGGCGTAGTCAAACCGCCCCGCCAGCCGGGAAAGCGTGCCGTTCATGTCATGCCGTCCACTGGAATGCAGCGGCGCAGATGCGCCAGTTGGCAAACGGGATCGAATGCGTGAAGGCGCCCGTAGCCCCCGCGCCAACTCCCGACAACATCACCGATTGCGTCCCCAGCAGGGGCGCAGCCCGAGCCAGGGTGAAGGCGTTGTCCCAAATGTCCTTGCGGACGAAGAACCCGCTCGGCGCTGTCAGCCCGTCTGGATTGCCCGCCTGCAGGTTCGCAGCGTTGAACTGCGTCACCAGCGTATCCCAGAAGAATTGACGCGCCATGCCCACGACAAGAAAGTTTCGCGGTGCGGTCAACGTGATGCTTGGCGACGTAATCGTGGCGCTGGTGCCGCCGCCGTCCGTGCTCGACTGAAACACCAAGTTGCCGACAAGCGGCGTATAACCAAAGCACCAGCCAACGCAGGACGTGCCAGCGCCGCGCGTGAAAGTCGGCGTAGGTTCGCCAGGCGCGCGGAGCTTGTAGGCCATCATGAGATGGCAACCGGCGGTTCCGAAATCGCTAATGATCGTCCAGCCGGCAGGCGCGCTAAACGACGTGTTGACGATGTTGCCGATGACGGCAACAAGCATCTGGCGCGGGCGCTCAACTGGCAACTGAAGCGTCACATCCGACGACCCGCTGCCAATGCTGGTGAACGAAGCCGGATAATCTGCCCTGATCTGGATAGCCGCGCGCGGCCCCGCAATCGCGCCAGTGCTAGGAACCGCGATCACAGCGCCAACAGATGCCCGTAAAGCACCCACTCGTCCGTGCCGACCTTGCAGACCTGCACCACGGCATAACGCTCTGCCGTGCTGGCCGCATACGCCGCCGGCACGCGCAGCGTCACGCCGCCCGCCGCCGCAAAGGTCACGGCCACCGTAGCGTTCTGTTCATAGGTCAGCATCGTCCCGACCGGATGCGCCTGCGTCGCGTTGGCCGGGATCGTCACCGCGCAGCCGCTCGCGTTCGTGCAGCGGAACCAGCGCCCATCCGTGCCAACGGCGGGAATGTGCGTCGTCGTGGCGACGGTCTCGATGCTCGACCGCACCGGCACCCACGCCTCGCCCTGCCGCGCATACAGGCCGCCATCAAGCGGCGCCTCGGCCGTCGTCACCAGCCTATTCAGCTTCGCAGACCGCAGCCGCTCATTCGGGACGAACCGCACGCCGCTCATGCCAGAACCCCGCGCTCAAGGAAGTAGGGCGGATCGTCGCGATACGGCTCAAGGTTCACCGGGCTTCCGTCATACTTGACGTAAGTCTGGCGCCGGATTTCGCGCTCCGCTTCGGCCGCGCGCTGCGCCAGAACCGCATGGCGCTGCGCAGGCAGCCCGAACACATCGGCCAGCAGGTTCCCCGCCATGCGCGCATAAGACCGCACCGCAAACAGCGGAATGGCCGTCGTTGGCCACTCCAAATCCTGCCGGTTCGCAAGCCCCTTGTAGCGAAGCATCTGGTGGACCTCGGCCAACGCTTCCCGCGCCAGAACGTCATCCTCGGCGCGCGCGGTCTGGCCCTCGGCCAGCACGCCCAAGCCTTGCAGCGTCAGGCGCACCGCGTCGGAAATGTCCGCGCTCGGGTAGCCGTAAACCGTGACGCCGATGGTGCCCGCCACGCCCGTCGCGGGCGCGGTCTGCACCGTGACGCGCACTGCGCTCGCTAGCGGATAGCGGTAGTAAGCCGCGCTTTCCGGCCGGTATTCCAGCAAGCCGCCGTCGCGCGCGATGGTGGACGCCGCCACGAACCGATCCGCATCGGCCACGTCGCCCACGTCCAGCCGGATCAGAGGCGTGGCGTTGGCATCCAGATCGCCCACGTCAACGTCGATGCCGCCCACCGTCGCCTTTGCGGGCAGCGCCACAGACGCCAGCACGGCGCCCAGCGTGATCGGCGTGATGACGCTCGCCGAAGTCGTGAAGCCGTCGAACCCAAGCAGCGCAGCCATCACCGAGCCTTTGGCGGGCGGCCCCGCCGCTTGGGTTGCTCGGCCGGGGGCGCTTCTTCAAACGTCCCCGGCGGGTCAACGAACGCCTCGCCCTCCATGGCCGCCCAATGCGGATGGCGCGCCAGCCACGCGATATGCGAAGGATCTTCGATATCGCGCGGCTCGCCCGTCACCCACACGCCCGTAAGCGCGTTGGTCACTCCAGCGCACTTTGGCTCGTCAGGCGGTCCGAGATAGACGAAGCGCACCGTCATCACTCGACCGTGTAGTGAACGGCCAGATCGATGGTGCCAGCGACGGGCGTGGTCGCCGCCGTCTGCACCAGAACGTCCACGGTCGTCTCGTTGGCCAGCGGCGCAGCGGCGAGCATGGTGCCCGCCGCCGTGGCGTCGTTGGCAGCGCGGAAAGCGCCCGCAGCCTGCCCAGACACGCGGCGCACATACCGCTCGGTATCGCCAGCCACGCCGACCGAGAAAATCAGCGTGGCGCCGTTGTCCATATCCGTGGTCTTGAAAACCACGTCATGGACGATGGCGCCGCGCGGCAGGCGCACCACCGGATGCACCTGGTTCAGCGTCAGTTCGCCCGTTGCGAGGGTCATGCGGTTCCACGCAATGGCAGAATCCTGCCCGCGCGGCGCATAGGCCGGCGCCGTCGCGGCAACCGGCTTGGTGTAGCCCGGCATCGCCTAGGCTCCTTTCGTTGTCTGGATGTGGAAAGGGCGCGGCGCCATCACAGCGCCGCGCCCATCAGGATCAGGCGTCAGCCGGCGCCGCGACCCACGAGGTAAACACCCCGTAGTCAACCGGGACATCGGTATCGCCCGCGCCCGTGCCGAAACGCATCTTGCCAATGCCGCGAATTTCCTCGACCGCCACGCCAGCCTTGGCCTGATAGTCGAAGTCTTCCGTCACCGTGCGCGAACGCTGCGCGTAAGCGCACGCCACCGCCTGCGCACCGCACAGGAAGATGGGCGACGCCTGCACCGTGTTGCCGACCGCGATGCCGTTGATGGTGGCGTTCGCCGGCAGCACCGGCATATCGTCCACTTCCTTAATCACCACGCCCTCGTAGTAGAGATCGGCGCCCGTGAAGATCGGGTTTTCGCGGCCCCGGTCCCACGCATCGCGGTTCACGGCCTGGAGCGAAACCGCCAAGTCGCGGAACACCAGCGGCGAGACAAACGCCACCAGCACGCGCTTGCCGCCCGAGACCTCAATCGGCCGAATCTTCGGCACGGTAGTGAAGCCCGCGATGGACGGGGACAGCGCACGGCGCTTGGCCAGCGAAAGCACGTTGGCCGTCGCGCGGTCGTTGGTGTTGTCCAGCGTGCCCATCGCCGTGGCGAAGGTGGTGCTGTAGTTCGCCGCCGAGTTGCCGAACAGCACGCGGGCGGCGTTGTTGGTCACCCACGTGTTGCGCTGCGCGGCCGAAGTCAGGCCGAACGGCACGCCGTCGATCGAATACATCGCGGCAATGACGCTGTCGCGCAGGTCTTCCATCGACCAGGTGCGAAGCTGCGCGCGCGCGGCCTCGCGAAGGTCGATAGCGGAGCGCTGGCGCTCCATCTTCGGCACGACAACGCCATGGCGGCGCAGATCGACAACCTGCTCATAGGAGCGCGAGGAAAGGTCTTCCTCGTTTCCTTCCAACGTGTTGTTGCCCAGCGTCGCGGCGTTGGTCAGGCGGTTGACGAGCGCGAAGGTAAAGCGGTCGCCGCGCTGACGCGAAAGCTGCTCGTTGATCTGGATGATGGCGGACTCGCCCTCACCCATGTAGGGCGCGAACATATTCGCCTGGAAGTATTCGGCGAAATAGTCGCTGTCCCACTGTTCGACGGTAAGGCCCGTCGCTGCCCGAGTCTCAGCCATGATCGGCCCCCAGGAAAGGGGCGCGCGCGGTTAGCGCCTACGCCCCAGGATTTCGGAGATGGACCGCTGACCAGGGGCCACAGGCGCGGCGCGCGTTGCGGCAGACCTGGCAGCAGCCAGCGAAGCGGGCGGAGCGGGAGGCAACGGATTGGCGGGAGGCGGCGCAGGCTGGCGCGCAGCAATGAAGTCGTCGGGCGATCCGTATTGCTGGATAACCTCGCCCCACTTCTGCTGTCGCAGCAGTGCGCGTCCCTGTTGCAGCACCCAACCACCAGGGTCGGGATGCGTGCGCATGGCGCGGTCAATTACTGCCGCCGCCGCAGGGTCGCGGTTTTTAAGGTCAAGCAGCGCCGCGTAAGCCTCGTTGTAATCAGGCTGCTGGCCATGCACCTGCTCTGACAGGTGCCACCGCGTTTGGAGCAACTGCTCCTCAAGCGGTGCCCGCACAGCCTGAATGAACCGCTGCGGGTCCTGAAACATCAGGTCCTCTAGCGGCACCTCAGGCTGCGGCGGCGCCACGGGCTGCGGCGGGGGAGCCGGCTGCGCAAGACGCGCCTCCAACTCCTTAAGCCGCTGCTCGATAGCCTGACGCTTTTTCCGTTCCTCAAGCACGGCGGAAAGCGGCACAGTCTGCGACGCGCCATCCTGCTTCGGTTCCGGCGGCGGCCCGGTGTCCGGCGCTTCGGCCTTGGGAGCAAACCGGCCCGCGTCATCGCGGGGGCGCTCAGGCTTGGCGTCGGGTTTATCGCCCGTTGCGGCTTGCTCGACAGGCGCGGCCTCTGGTTCCGGCCGCCCAGCCGGTTCCTCGGGTCGCGGCGTCGGTTCGCCACGCAGAATGTCGGAGAAAGAACGCGGCTCTACCGCCGCGCCTTCCGGTGCAGTGTTTTCCTGTTCCATGTTTTCCGGTGCAGCCGCGTCAACGCCGGGCCAAGGCGACACGCTGGGAACCGCCAGCGACGGGCCGCGATACGCTCGCGACAAGCGACACGCCCCGAAGGGCGAAACCTACAGGACGATGGCCGCCAGCACCGCCAGCGCGGCGGGCACGCCGAAACCCAGCGTGTTGTTCATCGTCCAATTGATCTTGAAGGGCGCGCTCGGCCGCATGGACTGCGCCAACTCACGCCCCAGCCAATACAGCGCCACCGCCAACGCGGCGGCCCACTCAGCGCCCGCCACAGCCGCGCCGTAGCCCGCTGCGAACAGCGGCACCGACAGCGCTACATGGGCAAGCGTGGACTTGATCACGGCCAGGTCGCCGTCACCGCGTCGGCGGCCTCACGGGTGGTGGCGGCGCGGATGGCGTCGCGCGCAGCCCAGCGCGCCTTGCGCAGCGCCAGCACGCGCGCGGCGGCAGCGGCAGCCAGCGCGACCATCTGCGGGCCGGTGATGGGCAGGAAACCATTGTCGCCCATCCGCCATTCGAACCCGGCCGGGAAGATGCCCGCCAGATGCAGCGACGCAGCGGCGTTCATGCGCGCGGTGCTGGCCTCGTCAATCTCAACGGGCCGCCCCGCGTGCTGCATCCCAGCCGCGATGCGCGCCGCAAACTCCGCGTCGATGCGGGCGAATGCCTCGGCCTGCGCGTCGGCAAGCGTGCGGTTGTCGGTGACGGTGCGCGTCCCGTCAGCGTTAAATGTGATCGTCCTCATGCTGCGGTCGCCGTCAGAATGGGGGAGCCCGGATTGGTGAACGTAGCAGTCCAACCTGTCAGCGTGGCGGGGAACGGCGCGGCATAGGTGTGCGCGCGAGAAAGACGATGCGTGGACGCCGTTGCGCCCGCCTGCGTATAGCCTGACATCAGAGTGTTGCCGATCAGATGCCCGGAAGCCATGGCGCCCGTGTTGAACGACAGATAAAGCGCGGGCTGCGCGGCGCCATTGGCAACGAAAAGCCCCCACAGCATTGAAGGTCCAACGGGCAAGCCGCCCGTAATGGTCGCAGCAAGCACAGTGCCGGCGGCTGCGTTGAAATCAACGGCGGCGGGGCATTCGGCCAGAAGCGTAAGGGGAAAGCCGTCTGGGCCAGGGCGCGCGATGCCTAGCTTGCCGTTAACGCCCGCCGTCAGCGTGCCCACCTGTACGTTGATGGTGTTGAGCACACCGCTTGCGGGCACCGGGATGGGGTATGCGTACATCACGTCGGCGGCCACGGCGGTAACCAACGACGCCGTGCCGAACGTCGGCAGGCCGATGACTTGCCCGCTGCGCAACTGCGTCGCGGGATACGAAATCCCCGCCGCCTGCTGCCGCGACAGCCCGGCACCACGAAGCGCCATGGCTCAGACCCCCGCGCCAGCAGACACGCGCAGCGTCGTCGCCTCGCCCGCGCCGCAGATTGCCGCGACGCTGGTGTTGCCCAGTTCGCAGGTGATAATCTTGCACTGGCCCGACAGCACCGGGTAATCGGTCGTGACCGCCGTCGCCGCAGTCGGCCCCCAGCGCACAAAGCACGTCGAGCCGCCGTCGTTGTTGAGTTCCAGATGGGTCGCGGTCGCCGGGATCGTCGCCTGAGACGACGTGGCCGTGACGGTCAACGTCACGTTCGCGAACGGCCGGAAAGCGTCACTGCGCATGGTCACAACCTCACATCGTCAGCAGCAGCAGCGCCGCCGCGTCGTCTTCGTCGCGTAGTTCGATCAGCACCCGCAGCATCGCCGCCGCGTCCATCGGCGGCGCCAGCGCGGCAACCTCGGCGCCCAGCGCCAGCAGCGTCGGCACCGGCAACGCTGCCAGGTCGCGCCCGTCGCGGATTTCCTCCGCGCGCTGCGCAGCCTCGACAGGCTGCGCCTCGGCAAGTTCGGCCTCGACCGCCGGCCACGCAGCGGTGACTTGCGCGCGAAGTTCGGCCTGTAGTT